CTTTCTTCTTATTTTTACAGAAAATTTCTGTGAACCTTCCTAGATAACATCTATAGATAGGTGGTGGAACATTCTTCCACTTATTGTAGGATGTTGCGGGACCCCTTAATAAGGGGTTCGTAGTTGCGGTCGACTTTCGACTTGAACTACGCGGGATGGAATTAGCAAATCCATCTCACTCCGAAACCCAGGATAATCACCACCTGTTACACCGTCAGCAATGCTCACGATGTGGTCGGCGGTCAGAAGATTTTCTTCCGTTTCCTGTACCCTCAAGTCCAGCATTTCGCTGAACTTGGATATACGAGCATACCAGCTTTTAGCTTCGTACGCTTGTGTAAAGTACGGCTTATAGCCGTGCTTTATCGACATCTCGGGGAAAAGAAGATCCCTGAAGATATAAGGCCGCTCGATCACGTTAATCGCGTCGTTAATCGAGAGAAATCCATGAAGCTTTGCTTCATGCATTTTACGACGGAAGTTCCAGTTTCGGAACTCCGCCGGCTCAACACTGATCACGCTCTGGAGCTGATCTAGTGTAATCGCCTTTGTAATGACTTCATTAGAAAGGAGATCTCGAACGCTATCCATGATAGCATCCGAGTCAACCCCACGAGCACGTGCGTCCGAAGCAAAGCTTGAAAGCACGCGCTTGTCCAGGGGGGTTGAGAGGCCCGATAGGACTTTGCCTATCAGGTTCAGTAGACGCCCATCGAGAGCTAATAGCTCTTCCTGAACATCTTCGGACTCAATGTGCCATCCCGGCACCTCGAGTCCGCCCAGTTTTACTGGGAGAAAACGTTGATAGGTCTTCGGCAGAAATGCCGAAAACCTGTCGGAGAATCTCCAAGAGGCGAGACGCCTTAACTCGCCGAGGGGCTTTTCCAACCATTTCAGGACCTTCCTGAGTTGGTGAGACTTCCCGATCGAAGGGTTGGGTTCATCCTTCCCTTCGTGCTCCTTGGAACAAGGAGAGAGAAGCCTCAGCTTAATGGCATCAACATGAATATGACTTTCATAATCAAGTTGCCAAAGTGCCCTTTTATTAAAAAGGCGCTTTGAATCATACCGCTGTATAAGAAGAAATTCTTCACAATATATAGCACCTACAGAACTTATAAAGTTTTGAGGCCATGACACGGACATACCGTTCCGTGCGTGCATTTCGGTTATTAACCGAAGGTATGATTTTGGTCCGACGGCGATATGATCATCGCCACTACACGCGAAGCATCTCCACCAGACGCCTGGTATTTCTACCATCCGCCTGGCTCTCTCCAAAAGTTGGAGGTTGGATAGCTCTGCATCGGATCTGTAACGGAGAAGCGCTTCTAACTCTGCACAAAGGTTGTGCATAGTCAGAACCACTTTTGCGCCCGGGTCACCCATGAGGATTCCTCGTGAACTTTCCCAGGTTTCTAGACCGTCAAATACTTGACGGCCAGAACATAGCAAATCTCCGCACAAGCGATGGTATTCATGATTTTCATGAAGTCCCGTGAACAGCCCATCGAGCATTGCTCGAGAGTAACTGTGAACACAGAAATCCGTCGCTGTCGTGAGGTCACTGGATAACATCCAGAGGACCTCAGGATCCACTGCAGGATGTTCCTTCCAGTGGATCGATTTAGCGTACTCAAACCCTTGCGCGGCCCGGGTAAAACCCGCAGCTGCACTTGGGTGATTACGCAGCCAGCCCCCAATATGGTGGCTGAATGGTTGCAGAAATATTGTAATACAAGCTTCTGCAATCGTGACAACTCGGGACTTTGCCCCGGGTTCCCCTATGGTCGACCTCCTTACCAATGGTAATACTCCGCTTGCTAAGCGGATCGAGGTCGGGTCATGCCTGTCCCCGGTTAAAATACCGGATACTAGCAACTCATCGACGGCCCACTGATGGAGCTGATAACCAGTAGCTTCGTCAAGAGCATAGATGGGATCTTCGTAACAGAAATTTTCTATATCGAAGAATGTGTCCTGCCGGGACTCTCCCGGCTGCACACAAGGGTGAATGGCTCCGTCATCATCATGAGGTAGGTTCCGAAGAAAGTCTTCGTAGTCTACCCGTGCGACGGTCATCCACCTCGGGAAGCCACACAATTCAGTGTAATCCCGACCCAATAGAGTCGTACCCTCAATAGTTTTTGAGGGTACGAACGTTAGCCAGTCTCGGAACTTTTCCGAGATCTCGCTAGCCCTTCCTCCTTCTTTGACTAAAAAGTCGAACGAGGACGAGGTTGTGAGCGACAGATGTCCATTGGAGCGGTACGTAGATTCTGCGTACAGCTTACTCCCAACTAGACGAGCCAGTTCACGCAGTAAATTACTGCGGTCTGGTTCCTCGACCGGCACGGAAGCCAAGGTTTCTCGGTGCTTTGCTAAGGACCGAGATCTTGTTTCGGCATCACCGGGGGGAAGCCCCCTGGAGGATGTCAAGTGCATCACTCGCGCCAAGTCTAACTTGGTCTGAGCCCCATTCTCTGCTATGGTTCTTAACCACGGACAGAGATGGCACCAGAAGAGAGGAAATTCCTCAGGGTTTTTCTGGTCACCAAAGCCCGGAAGATCAGTTGGATTTTCGGGGCGAGCCGTTTCCGAGCGGAGGGCTAGCCACTTTATAAGTGAGCCAAGCTTCTTCCACTGACTCGTTCCAGAGTCTTCTCGGTAACAGCCTATTGAATAGGCCCACCTCATGATAGTCATGAAGCCGGACCTCCGATCAAGTATATCGGGTGTAGAGAAGATTAGAGAATCTCTGATACTCTCTACGAAGTTCGAGAGCCTTTTAAGCCTCTCGAACCTCATCTTGGCGATCTGATAGATCACGTTGGGATGAAGTCTGAGATCCCGGAAATATTTCCGCGTCCGACTGACCCTCGCTCGCAAAGTTTCTTTGCGAACGTGGGAGAGCTCTTTCACAAGACTTCTTGGAAAGAACTCATGAGCCCCTCGCGAGAGGAGCTCGCTCTCCCTTGCTGTCCATTGGCCAGTACGGGAGGGACTAGCCATGGTCCGGGTCGCGATCCCGGAATGTTCGCTACGAGGTGTTGCCTCAGCACACATTGCAGAAGACAGTTCCACTGCACTTTTGCGCCAAGGCTTTACAGAAAAT